GCGCGCCTGGGCCCCGCATGCGGCGCCTTACCATGACCGCTACGCCCATCCGACCTCGCCCGATATCGGCTTCGAGACCGGGTGAGGGCGGGGCGCTGGCGCAGCGACGGAGACGGAGTGACTGATGGCCATCTCGACCGATATCCTCATCCTCGGCCCTTTGGTCTTCATCGACTTCAGCCCGCCAGAGCGCATGCCTTTTGGGGGCAAGCAGGCGATGGCCGTGCACAAATATATCGGCGGCTCGCGCGTCATCGACACGACGGGCCCCGACGACATGGACATCCATTGGTCGGGCTTCTTCTTCGGCGAGGAGGCGATGGCGAATGCCCGCACGCTCGATGCCTTGCGCATCGCGGGCGCGCCCTTGCCTCTCGCCTTCGGCGGACTCGCCTATGTGGTGGTGATCGCCGATTGCCAGCTCAGCATCAGGCGCCTACCGAACTGGGTCGAATATGACATCACCTGCGTCGTCGTGAGCGATGGCGCGCAAGGCGACCTTTCGGCCTTCCAAGCCTCGGCGGATGACCTCGTCTCGGCCGATATTTCGGCCGCGCAAGCGATCACCGCTCTGCCGGCCGCGGTCGCCTCTAGTGTCGCGAATTTCGCCTCGGCTTACGCTGCGGCCACGCCCCTTGCGGTCGCACCCGTGCCCGCGGTCTCGGCCGCCGGGGCCGCCGCCTCATCCGCGCTCGCCGGCATCGTCGCCGCGATCCCAGGGGCGGGCGGCGCGCTCGACGGCTTCTCGGCAACGGGGCCGGCCGCGAGCGTGGCGTCGGGTCTCCTCGCCCTCCTCACGGCGGCCCAGACGCAGACCGCCCTCGTCGATGCGCAAGGCCTCATCGGGCGCGCTTCCGCATCCCTCGGCCAGGCCGGAGTGTAATAGATTGGAGGTTGACCCATGGGCTTCATCGGCAAGGCGGTTCCTGTCGAGACCGTGCAGGCCTCGGCGACCACGCTTTTCCATCTCGCGGCCCAGTATCTCGGCGACGCGAGGCAATGGACGAGGCTCGCCGCCATGAATCAAAGCGCGGTCACGGTCAACGACTTCATCGACCCCTGGATCACCGCCCTGACGGCGATCGAGATCCCCGGGCCCGGAGTGTCGAATGGCGGCATCCTCACGGTGTGAGGATTTGTGAGTCAGGCATTTGCGTTGGGCGGTCTCCTCTCCCCGGCGAGCGGGGAGAGGCAAGAACCCTTTCGCCCATCCCCATCCCACCTGCACAGGAGCTGTATTCGCATGCCACAACCGTCCGATGGGGGAGGGGAGAGCTCTGTCATCACCACCGGCGTGCGGCGTATCGGCTGCTGGATCAGCATCGGGCGTGAGTTCATCCCGGTCGAGAAAGGTTCGGCCACGCAAAACCGGACCAAGAAAACCTCGAGCTTCACCGCGAGCTTCGGGCTCGACGGTTTGCCGCCGGGGATCGACGAGAGTTATCTCGCGAATACCACGCCGCTGCCTGCGCAACTCTATGTGGCGACGCAGCCGAATGGCGGCGATCGCAACTTGCTCGTCGACGGCGAGCTCACCGATGTCGATATCGACTATGTGACGCGCACAGTGAGCGTCGGTGGCCAGGACAAGTCGGCCGATCTCCATGCGACGAAGACCTCCGAGAAATTCCAGAACCAGAAGGGTTCGGACATCGTCACGATGCTCGCCTCGCGCATCGGTCTGACCGCCGTCGTCGACGCAAGCCTTCTTCTCGCCGGCAAGCTGTTTCAGATCGACTTCGCCAAGATGACGGACGGCATCAGCTACGCCGCGCTCATGCACAAGCTCGCGGAGTTCGACGGCGCCTATTGGTATGTCAAGGGCTCGCAGCTCTTCTACAAGCAGGCGGGCGCGAGCAGCGGCTCCTATGTGGTGACCTATGCGCCGCCCACCGGCGGCCCCGCCCAGGGCGACTTCCTACGCCTCACCATCAAGCGTCGCGTGCCGCTGTCGAAGGACATCGAGGTGACGGTTTCGACCTGGAACACGAAGCAGAAGAAGGCCTTCACCTCGACCAAAGTCGTCAAGGGCCAGGGCGGCACGACCCGCTACGGCTATAAGACGCAAGAGCTGACGAAGGACCGCACCGATCAGCACGCGTCTTCGGCGGCCTTGGACCATGCGCGACACGAGATCGCGCTGTCGATCGAGATGGCAGGCGATCCTGCGATCGACATCACCCAGAAGCTCACTTTGCGGGGCACGGCCTACGCACAGGATTACGACATGGACTCCATCCAGCACGAATTCAGTTACGGGGGCGGCTATACGATGTCGATCGAGGCGAAGAGCGCCAGGAGCGGACGCCAGGTTTCGGACGGAACGGATACGGGAGCAGGGGCGGGTGATGAATAGAGAGTTGGCCAACTTCATCCATCACGAGATCGAGCGCCATTTGGCGCAGAACAGAGACAATAAGCGTATGGGCCTCGTCACTTCCTATGACCCCAAGACCCATATGGCCAAGGTGATGCTCGGGCCCTCCGGCCACGAGACCCCGTGGCTGCCGATCGCTCGCCAGCATATGGGCAATGGGTGGGGCATCGTCATCGGGCTTACGCCCGGCGACGGCATCAGCACGGGTGATCAAGTCGAGGTTACCTATCACGGGGGTGACCTGGACTCCGGCCGCATCACCGGCATGTATCATTCCGATCAAGACCAGCCGCCGCAAGTGCAGTCGGGCGAGATCTTGCTGCAGCACCAATCGGGCTCGAAGGTCTATCTCGACCAGAACGGCAACGTCATCCATGTCTCGCAGCAGGCCTATAACGTCACCGGGCAGAACGGCGTCACGATAACGGCGCAAGGCGCGTCGGGCGGCAATCTCGCATGACCTCGCCCGTCGCCCGCCGAACCGATCAGCTCGACCATGGCGGCCATGTCATCCAAGGCTCTCTCAATTGGAATTGCAACGCCCTGCCGATTGCGCGAGTTGGCGATCAGGCAATGTGTGCCGTCCATGGGTTGGTGACCATCACCACAGGCTCCCCGAACTGGAAGGTGAATGGCCAAAAGATGGCCCGGGTGGGGAGCCTGTGCTCCTGCGGCGCCAAGATCATCACCGGCTCGGGCAATTGGAAGGTGACGTGAGATGCCCGACTTGTCCCTCTACTGGAACGACGATCTGATCGTCGGGCCGAACGGCGACCTTGCGCTCGTCGACAAGGTGCCATTGTCGAACCAGCACATCATTCGCCGGCTGTTGACGGCGGCGCAATCCTATATCTGGCATCTCGATTACGGGGCTGGCCTGCCGCAGCGCATCGGGCGCCCGGCGCGCGCCCTCGAGATCCAGAGCCTCGTCTCGGCTCATGTCAATCTCGAGCCGAGCGTGGCGCGGCTGCCTGTGCCGAGCGTCAAGGTCAACCCCTCGGCGACCCTGCAAGGGGCTTTCATCGTCACCATCAAATATGTCGAGGCCGGCACCAACGCCCAGCGCACGCTGACCTTCGATACGACGGGTAACGTGGCCGCAGGTGTGGGGTAGGGGCCGGCACCTTCTTCACCAAAACCAAAGCACCATCAACAGGAGGCCCTATGCTCGCGAGCAAACAGGAAATACTCGACCGTTACGCGAAGAAGGAAATGGTCGCCGACACGCTCGGCCGCATGATCGGCGTCGTCAACCTCAGATTCTCCGAACGGCTCGCCATCCAGCGCATGGCCGAGACCGAGAATGGGTTCGCTCTCACCCTTATGATGGCAGGAGCCGCGGTGCGCGAGATCTCGACCGACGGGCAAACACCGATCATCTATCCCTTCCCGCGCACCCTCGAGCAGCTGAACGCCGTCATCGACGTCCTCGACGATGAGGGGATGGCCGTCGCCGCAGCGGCTTGGTTTGAGATGCGCGGTTTCACCGGGGCCGGAGACGACGCCGCAAAAAAATAGCAACCGACCCCGGCTTCAGGCAATTCTGCGTCCTGATTAGGAACGGGGTCGATTGGGACATCGCCGGCGCGCTCGAGCCGCATGAGGCCCAGGCCATGTGCATCACCATGCTCGAGCTCGAGAACGGCGCGGAATACGATTGGGATGCAGCTCGCTGGGCGAGGAGGAGAGGGTAGGGCGAGCGCCCAGCCTTTGCTCATAGGCCCGCTGCGGCAGATTGGACGTGACACCAACATAGATCGCGCCGTTGCGTCCATTCGCCATGACGTTGACGGCCAGCTGTCTCATCTTGCAGGCTCCTCATCGGCCGGCTGCACGGCATCCGCGATCGCGGCGAGGCGGTTGCGGCCCGGCTGCGCCTCGCGCGACCTTATACCACCTCACATCGCACCGCACGACAGCCTTGTCACTGGCGCAAAATTCGTACTCTATTTGTCTAGAATCTTCGAAAGAGGTGATCCTGTGATTATTTGAATTTATCATAGTGGGGTTGATGTAAAACTGCTGAAGAACACTTTTCTCAGTTGATTACGCTATTGCGCGGACATTTGCTTCAAGGGCAGGCAAAAGCGGGTCACGTCAAGCCGTAAAGCCTCCCCAGCGAACGCGCGTGCCGATCGAGCGGCAGCAAGAGCCGTACAGATGATTTTTTCGCCCCTCATCGAAGGAATAGCAATGGATGATCCTAAGGATGCCCAGGGATCCGATATCGTAGGTCTGGGCGTAGGACTATA